AGTCAGGATTCGGGCGAGTTCCAAAAGAGTCTCATCGCCGTGGTCGTCAAACCCACAGATCGCGCACAGCACGTCATCGGTGTCTAATGGGCACCCTTCGCAAGCGTCGAAATGGATACAGATTGGGAGCACGATGATCCTATCAATCGTCCCCTCCGCAATCACATTCGCCGTCTCAACCACTGCGTCTCTAATCGTCGCGTTCATCCGTGGTACCCTTCCCGCCGCAACTCTCGCACGGCGCTGACCTGGTTTCTGACTCGTTCAGCACCTGCCCGTAGCCCTGGCATTCGTCGCACGTTGTCCCGGGCTCCGGTGGTTCGCATCCGCCGCACTTGCAGCCGGTGGTGTCTCAGCAGAGGGCTACCACAGCAAGCCTCGCAACCACGCCCACAGCGACCACCGCCGTCGCCCGAACATCGCAAGGTTAGCCCGCCTCAGTGCCTCCCGCTCTCTATCTTGCCAACGCATCGCGCACTTCCTTTCGACTCGGGAATCTCCATCGCATGAGAAGCGACTGAGCTGCAAGGTCTCCCTTGGCATCCTCTTCCCCACAGAGCTCCGACCAGTGATCATCACACAGCTGCCGACCGCGCAGCACGATCGCGCCCTTCTCGGTGCAACGTGGCACCCTGCACATCATCTTGTCTGCAGTCTCAATCATAGTGTCTCTCCTTGACGCGCTTGTACTTGCCGTCGCGTTTGAGTGTGATCCTCGTCGGCTGCTCGAGCTCCGCAAATCTCTCGAGCGCCTCGTCGGTTGTCCATGGGTGCTCTGGCCCCCACCACTTGCGGGCCTTCTCCTCCGCGTAACCACCGTGATCGAAGCACAGCCATTCGCCAAACGTGCGCCCCATCGGCGTCCAGTACTCAACGCGGACCGAGTCAGGCTTGCCTTCTTTCTTGTGCCTGTCCGCGTACCAAGTGTCGACGTCCTCGTCCCAGGTGTCGTCGTCGCCCGACACGATCGCCCCGCCCTGCGCTGTCGTCTCGTGACTCGGCTCCTTGTCGACCTTGAACCAGTGCCCGCACTCGTTGCAGACCAGCGCGTCCTTCTCGCAGGGCGCCATGCACTTGGGGCAGTCCTTCACGAACTTGTGACCGCAGTGCTCGCACACCTTGGACGTCGGCTTGCACTCGCACCCACATGCCTCACACACGCGAGCCGGTGCTGTGCGGACCTCTCCGTCACCACCGATGTCGATGAGGTCGACAGGTCCATGCGTTGCGGTGTTGCCGGTGAAGTCGAGCACCAGCCCGTTGGCTTTATCAGGAGCCAACCGAGACACCCGCCCCACCATCTGGACCCACAACCCAGGACTCTCGGTCGGTCGCAGGCAAATGAGGGCGTCGGCATTCGGGGCGTCGAAGCCGGTGGTCAGCACACCAACGGAGACGAGGGCGCGCACCCTCCCCTCCTTGAACGCCAAGATGCTGGCGTCCCTGGCCGCCTTGGGCGTGTCGCCCGTCACTACGTCCGCGGTGTAGCCTCTCTTTATGAGGTTGACTGCCACATTGGCGGCGTGGGTCACCCCTACACAAAACACCAGCCAGCCCTTGCGGTCCTGACACAGCGCCTCGACCTCGTCGAGCGCCGGGTCTGTGACCTCATCCTTATTGACTGCCGCCTCGAGCTCGCTCGGCACGAACTCGCCGCCCCTCTTCGCTACGCCCTGGGTCGAGGCTCTCGTGATCACGTCGGCCGAGACCAGCGGTGCCAGGTAGCCGTCTGCAATCAACTCCTTGATCGACACCTGATGCGCGATGTCGGTGAACAGCCGGTCGCTCCCGCGGTGCAGAGGGCCGGAGTCCAGACGGAACGGGGTGGCCGTCATACCGATGACCTTGACCGACGGGCACATTTTGCGCAGCGCGTCGAGGAACTGCCGGTACATCGAGCCGGAGTGCTTCGAGATCAGGTGAGCCTCATCGACGATGACCAACGAGACCTTCCCTACCTCGTGAGCTCGCCGGTAGATACTCTGAATGCCGGCAACCGTGACATCAGCCGACAGCTCTCGTCGACCGAGGCCTGCCGAGTACATGCCCACGTCCACGCCCAGCGCCTCGAGCTTCTCGGCGTTCTGGACCAGGAGCTCCTTGACATGGGTCAGTAGCAGGAACCGCTCGCCAGGCCACCGTCCCAGAGTCTCTCGAATGAACGCTGCCTGGACTATCGACTTCCCTGACCCGGTCGGCAGGACCAGCAGAGGGTTGCCGACCTCCGTCTCGAAGTACCCGAACAGAGCGTCGACAGACTCACGTTGATACGGTCTCAGCGTATAGGTCGAGGCTGGAGTAGTGCGGCTTGTCTTTCCCTGCAAGTCCAGTTGCTGCTGCATTGACAAATCCCTCGTATTCGATGTGTGTCTCGGTGCCGTCGATCGGCTTGAGCCAGTGGAGTAGGGCGGGCAGGTAGAGGTGCTCGTCACACGACTCGCACATTGGCAACCCCCGCCCGCAATCCCAACCACCCTCTTTATTGGGCGCCGAATGCACGCACGTCCTGCAGTTGACGTCGGGGAACTTCTGTTGCCAGCAAATGTCCTTTTTGTCGCACCACTTGCACTTCCAGAAGCTGGGGTCTTTGCCCAGGCGCTCTGGCGCGGTGTCTGAGTAGACTATGCTGCGGGCCTTGCGGATGAGTTCCTTCGCGAACACCTTTTTGATCTCACCGCGCTCGATGTAGATGCGGTCGTCGTCCTTGCACTGCACGATGATGGCCCAGCGAGTGACGCCGATGTGGTAGCCGTAGAACTGCAGTTGCGCGTAGTAGACCGGCTTGGATTTCTCGAGGCCCTCCTTCAACAGCTTGTCGAAGTTGCGCTTGTTCATGGTCTTGACGTCGGCAACGTGCCACGTCTTGGGTGCCTCCTTCAGGCCAAGAAGGACAGCATCGAGGTGACCCTGGACGTGACCCTCCACGTCGACCACCTCGTGCTGCCCACCTTCGACCTGCACGCCGATGGCACGCAGGTTGTCGAGTACCCGTTCCTCCTCTCGGTGGCCGGTCTCGAACAGTCGCAGGATGCGACCAGGGAAATCTGCCCGACCCGCCCAGCGGAAGTCGAGCCACAACATCCGCTTGCACTCCTCGCCGATGCGCGATCCGCCGAGGTAGGCCCGCCTCACGTCGGGCCTATTCTTGTAGTGTTCGTAGATTGCTGTGACTGTCGGACTGCTGGGTAGGTCGGGCATTTTTATTCCTCTTTCTTGTGGAAGTCGGCGGTGGTGGTTCGCGGATTAACCCGGCATAGGCTCGGCAGCTGCGCGGGTTGCCGCCCGCCGCTCGTCCTACCGCTCACCACCACCCCCGAACTGGTTGGCTGACGGCGGGAGTCGAACCCGCGGACTGGCCGGAGAGCATACTCCGGGTGCAGACAGGGTGGGCGCCACCGGCAGCAGCGCCTCCGCGGCATGCTCGCCCCCTCACCTCCAGCGTGAGTTCGTCAGCCATAGAATCTACTTCGCCCAAGGTGGTTTAGACCCACCCGTCTCAGCAACCGGCGCCGGAGCTGGCGTTGACTGCGCCACCGACCCCACCTTCTTGTAGGCCTTCACCACGTTCTTGACCTTCTCCTTGTAGACCTCGGTGTCGACCGAGACGAGCATCGGCTTGTCGTGGAACTCCTCCGTCTTCTTAGGGCGCATATTCCCAACAGCTCGGCAGATCGACGACATCGTCCCGTTGGCAATCTTGACCGCCTTCTCGCTGTTGTTCTTCAGGTTGAGACGGTCCCAAAGGTTGCGACCCTTGAACTCACCTTCGAGCACCTCGAGCTTGAACTCGATGTAGCGCCCCTTCTCGTCCTTGGTGTCCTTCCACTCACTCGTCTTGATCGCGGCGATGTAGTCCGCCTTGGGCAGTGGTGAGAAATCTCCAGATGGTTCATGGTCGTTGGCGTCAAAGCCTGTCAGGTCTGGCATGTTACTGTCCTTCCTTGTTTGGGTTCTTTGCTTCCGTGAGGGCCGCGTCATACGCTGCCCAGTTCATCTCGATCTCAGCCGGCAAGCCGAAGCGGTTGCCCGCGTCGAATGCTGCCGACCGCTCGAAGCTGATGGTTCGCTTGTTCAGGTCGATGGCGCGAGTGCGCCCCTTCTTGCCGAAGCCATCCGACTCCTCCGTTGTAGTGACCGACGCCGACTGGCAGAAGCCGATGACGTCAGCCCATTCCTGCACCAGCTTGCCGATCGTGCGATGCAGTTTGATCTGATACCGGTCGTAGGCGTCGGCCAGCGGGTCGTCAAACTTCTTGATCTCGGTGTGGACCAGCACGATCACACCCATGCCTTTGTCGGTCCGCAATGAGTTGAGCGCGTCAAGCATCTCCGAGAACCGCTCGGAGGCGTATTGGTAGCCCTTGCCGTAGCCGAACTCCTCAATGCCAGCCATCTTGTGTTCGGCGCACACAGCCTTGCGAGCCAGGAGCTCGGCCCAGTCGCCCGAGTCCAGGCACACCGTCTTGTGGTCGTGCTT